TTTTTTCCCTTTGCTAATAGACTATTTAGTGTTTGATATACTGATTCTACTGGTATTTTTTCCATACATTCAGAACAACCTCTAACTTTTTTAGTTATTTTACATGGTATAACTGAGTTTCTCCAACACGGAACACAATCTAAATTTGAAACTAATACTTTAACATTTGAATAACCTTTACATCTTGCTTTTGGATCAATTGGACCAAATAATGCAACACAAGGAATATTTAATGCAGCAGATATGTGTACCATAGAAGTATCTGGTGTAATTATAGCATCACATTTTGATAATAAAACTGCACCTTTTCTAAAAGGAAAACCACAAGCATCAATAGTATTTGGTATAGAAAAGTCTCTAACGCCATCTATAATAATACATTGATATTTATTTGATATAATCTGTATTAGTTTCTCATATTTTTCAATAGGCCAATTTCTATATTCTTCAGCACAACGTAATACTATACCAACTCTTGGTTTGTCTGTTAATGGTAGCCAATTTTCAGCCCATTTAGATTCTTCAGGTGTAATATAATACTTAGGTTTTAAAGATGTTACAAATTGACTAGTTCCTAATGCAGCTGCGAATACTTCTATTCTACTTTTGTCTATTGGTTTTCTTTGAGATACTCTACTGGCTTCATATTGTGCACAAGGAGACGATATATCAATAATAACAGAATATCTATTTTGTTGTATTGGTTTATCTATATCGATTAATTTATCTATATATGGGTTGTTTTCAGCTGCAGGCCAATATTTTTCTGGTAATGCATAATATATTTTTTTTGTTGGATATCTATTTTTTAAAGCTTCTATACCAGGAAGAGTCATTAATATATCTCCAAATCCACCATAATGTCTTTTTACTAAAATTACATTATCTGGTTGGAAACCAGTTTTACGACCATCTTGAATTGTTATTACTTCTTGTACTTGTGTTTCTTCAGCTATTTTTCCTTTAATAGCAACATATACAGTTTTAGGAGTTATAGATGTTAAACATGGATTTCTACCTCCACAAGTTGGAGAATAGAAACAATACTGACAAGGTAATCCCGCAACTACAGCAGTAGTGTTAACATAATGATTAATTCTACTTTCTGGTGGAATTGGACCAAAAATAGCAATAGTTTTCTTTTGTAATGCACCAGCTAAATGTAATAAAGAACTATCTGGAGTTACCATTATATCGCATTCATTAACTAGTGCTGCTGTATACCTAAAGGTTTCTTTAGATACAAATGTTTGTGGTAAATGCCATTTAATATCATTTTCCCAGTCAAATATAACTACTCTGATTTTAGGATCTTTAATTAACATGTTAACTAAAGTTAAACTATGTTCAAGAGGCCATGTTCTTCTACCATCGTTTGATCTTGTTTGTATACCTACAATAACTACGTCTTCTCTTTTATGAGGTAGCGAAAATTCTATTCCTTTTTTGCTTGCCCATATTTTTTCATCTTCTAACACAATATAAGTAGGAACTGGATCGCTACTAACATCTACCCCTATTTGTGCTGCAAACATATCAATTCTATTTGGCGGAGCTTTTCCTGGTTTTTCTTTACTGAGCCCAGTTACAGTTACATCTGTAAATAAATCAAAATCTTTAGCAGATACATCTTTATAACTTACAATTTCATCTATAAAAGGGTTTCCACGTAACACATCGCCCAGTGCCCCATTGGCATATTTAAGATCTGTAGCATATACTAAATGGCAATTAGGAAATAATCTTTTTATATGTTTAAGCATTGGAGTTGTCATAATAACGTCTCCAATACCTCCTAGTCTTCTATATACACATATTTTTGGATTTTTACTTGTTAATAATCCATCTAGTTTACTATGAAGAATAGGCTCTACTCTTTTTTTAGATGTAGCATTTATAATACGAGAATGGTGACCTCTTTCAGGGTTATGTCCAACTGGTTGAAAAATACCCTTAACAAGTGTACGTTGTTGACCCATGTTTTAACTGCTATCTTTCTGGTGTACATTGATGCACACCCGTTGGTTCCTGTTTCTTCGAGCGGAGTTTCACGCGGCCTCGTGACCGCGCCATAGCTCCCCTCTCCACAGGCTTGACTTCGGGCGTAGCCCGCCCTAGTTGTTCTAAATTCCGTGCCGCGTTGACGTCGCGATCATGAATGACCCCACATTGCGGACATGCCCATTCCCTGGTCGATAATAATAAGATTTCCAACTTGTGTCCACAATTGGCACACAACTTCGATGAGGGATACCACCGATCCGCCATAATCACACTGGCTCCCAAGGGCGATGCCTTATATTCAACTTGTCGCCTAAATTCACCAAAACCCACATCCGCAATCGCTCGGGCCAGCTTATTATTTCTTAACATTTCTTGTACGTTTAAATCTTCTAATACTATTGTGCTGTACCGTTGAACCAGCAGCGTTGTAAGCTTGTGTAGCGCATCCGCTCGCACGCACGTAATTTGGTAGTACAACCGCGCCACACGCATCCGTGCCCTGTTGCGGTTGTTGGATCCTTTTTGCTTGCGGTTCAATTGCCTCTGTAACCTAATCAACTTCTTCATTGCCCGTACCAGTGGCTTTGGTGCATCGAACTTTTCCCCAGTGGACAGCGTCGCCAGATGCTTGATCCCTAAATCTACACCCACCACCGTGTGGTTCTTGCGCGTGATGGGAGGATCAGGCATTGCTACCTGAATTGACACAAACCACCGGTGTGCCGTTCGCGACACCGTAGCACTTACAATCTTACCCTCAAACCGTAATGCTTCGTGCATGCGGACCCAACCAATATGTGGTAATCGAATGCGGCGACCATCAACGGAAAATTTGTCATTGGCCACATAAAAACTATCATGGCGGCCTTTTTTGTGAAACTGTGGACGCCTGGCAATCTTCTTAAAATACCGGTTAAATGCCGTTTGTAAATTTGTGAAAGGTTGAGATGTGGCATCCCGTAGCACTTCCCCAGACCACGGGAACTGTTGGTGGCGGATTGCATTATACTGCTGATTCCACTCAAATAATGCCCAATTCCACGTAAACCGTGCCACACCACAGGCTTGGTAACAGTACGTCTCTTGGGTAGGTGTTAGATCAAGCGCGATCTTGTGCGATCTGTACAACATTATGTAATACTTATTTTATACATGTTTATTTATAAGTAACTACCATTTTAATATCTGTTTTAACTCCGTATTTTTATAATTTATAGTATTCGATTTCTAGGTATGGTTGAAATTTTGAAGAATCATTATATTCTTCTTCGCTTACATATTTAGCTGTTGCTGTTGATTCAAAATGACCAGCTGATACACTATTTATTTTATATTCTACTTCAACAACATTTAATAATCTATCAGAAAGTAATGCGGCCATATCTTCGGCTACTTCAGTTGGATTTCTTGGTTTGTTACTTCTTAATTTAGAAATTTTTGCTCCATTATAATTTCTAGTTCCTGAATAATTACCAAGTTTTAAGTTTATACCAATAATATTTGGTTTTACTCTCATTAAAGTCATACAAAAACCCAACATATTAGCTTCATCAAGTTCTCTAATTTTTAATACTCCGGGTAGTCCTGGAATCCTACTTCTATCTGAGTAATCATATACCGCAATTTGTCTTTGAGCTTGTGACTGTTTAATTGCATTTACAATTTCTCTTTGATCGTCAGCGTTTTCTGCTATTTCTTTATGTGTTGGATTTCTTACTAACATACCTGTTGATGGGTTATAGTCTGAATTGGGATTAATGTCTTCTGGACGAATGTCTTTCATTACTGGCATAGTCATAACCTTTCTTTTAAAACAGCAGCAATATCTTGCAGCTGGGTTGCTATTGTGGACTTGCTTAACCGGCATTCATTTGCCAAGTCTCGGACTGTAACAAAGTCCATTGTTAGTATTTTCAGTATAAGGTTTTTTTGAGAGAATGACAAGTTTTTACCTATCCATCTGTTTTCAAATAAAAAATTAGGTGACTTTAGATAAAATTCTTTTTCTATTGTATATGAATTTTCTTTAATAGGTGGTTTGGTAATTTTATTCGATTTTTTATATTTTCTTAATAACGATGAAACTTTCCAGTTAATTGATTTCTCAAGATATGGAATTATACTAGATTTTTCTGTATTAAATCCATCAAATAATCTTACTGATAATAAGAAAATTTCAGAATCTATTTCTTCGTTTTCTAGCCCGTGTTTTTCAAGTAAAGATCTAATCCATCCTAAGTCAGATTTAATAATAAGAAAAAATACATATCTTCTATGATTTATATTCCAGGTGTTTGAATAAAATAACGAAAAAGAATAAAATCTAAGTTTTTCTTTTGTTTTATATGAAAGATACACTAATTTCTTTCTGTGCCTGGAGGATCAAGAACTGGATTGTATTTATAAGGTTGGGAGATTTTAGTTGTTTTTCCTCCTATTTGTCTTTTATTCCACATGATCAATTCTTCATTTTGAAACTGTTTAGCTATTGTATCATCAAAAATTTTACCTTCTGATTCTCTTTTATTTTCTTCTAGTATTTCTAATATAGCTTGTCGATATTCTTTTACTGTTGAAACAATAAGTTCATCTTTAAAAACACCATGACTGTTTGAACTTTCTATAATCCGCATTTCTATTTCTCCCATTTAGGTATATCAAAAGCAAACTGTTTAGTTAATTCATCATAGAACATATATCTATATCCTTGTTTATTACAAAATTCAATAGCTTTTTTATCACCTTTTCTATATAGCACAATTATCATTTTGGCTGCTTCTTCTGGATAATTTTTATATAATCTTTTTAACTTTGTTCTACTTGGTCCATCCATATATCCTTTAATTTCATACCATCCTGCTGGAAATTGTTCATTGCCTTTAATAATTTCAAAGTCTGGAGTATATTGGTGAGGTTTAACTTTATAATCATGAAAGAAAAATGTTCTTTGCTCAAATTTATATTCAATATTTAACTTAGTAAGAATTCGTGCAAAATTAGCTTCTGTTGCAGATCTAAAAGTATCATTTCCTAAATCTTCTCGTTTTCCTTTACGTGTTTGAGCAAATCGTGAACTCGCTGTCTGTATTTTTTTTGATATAGATTTTTTTTTACCATCTTCGCATTCTATACAAATAACATCAAACGACATTGCATAATTAGAAGGAAGATAAAATAGTTCTTTATTACACTGCTTGCACTTAACCTTTTTGTTTTTCCCCATCTCTACTCCTGTGTGTTTAACGCACTATTAAGAAATTAATTACTTTTTTGGGACTTGTAGTAAATATTATTATATCTTTTTTTTTAGCTGATATTTCATAAGTTGCCATATTACCGTATTGTAAACTTCTACCGTTATAACAAATTATTTCAACATCTCCTATAATTTCATTTTCCCAATTAATTATAAGATTATAATTACTATCCATAGAAAGAGATGGTGTATTTAACATAACTGAAAAACTTTTATCTATTAGTGTATTTAATAATTCTACAGAATTGCTAAAAGCTCTATAATCTTCATGATTTGTAATACTATTTAAGAAGGTATTGAAACGTTTAATATTACAATCACCTAATCTTTCTTTAGTCTTACTAGTCAACATTACTTTTTCTCCACCCAAACATTATAAAGCCATCGGCATTTTGGACACAACCATCCATAGTAAATTTGATTTCCCATGTCTTTTGTATCGTTTAATTCCATGGTAGTATTGCATTTTTCACATTTTGGTTTCTTCATTTTTATCTTCCAGAAATTCTTTATATAAATCTTCATATACTGAAGGAATTCTATCATATAATTTTTGTAATATCTCTAAAAATATAGATCTAATTGCTGGATGCGCACTAGATGCACATCTTAATTTAATAATATGTCTAAATTCTCTTAAGTTAGCTGATAATACAATTTCTGTTTTTAATCCTAATGGTAATACAGATCTTGCTATTTCTGGTTTGATACCTAGCTTAATTAATTTTTGATAGAAATATTCAGCTGTTTCCATAGCAGCGGTCCATACTTTAATAGCCTCAGATGATTCTAATTCTTCTTTTGGTAGATCTATATTTAATGTAGGTTGCTCAACTATAGTTATATTATTCTCAAATTTATTTTTTGTATAATTACAATATCTAGTACTTTCCTGGGCAAAAGATGCTAATCTGTGTCTAACCATTTCATTAGCTATTGCACGATCTGTAGTAATTCTAACTGACACCATAGCATGTTCTAACATAGCATGATGTCCCCTATCGCGAATCATTTTAACAAACCTAGAAGCACTATCTTCAGTAATCTTATCAGAACTTAAGTAGCAAGTGCGTCCACATTTTTCAAGCCAAGTTTCTACCGTGTATCCTTCAGGTATATGAAATATAATTTCATCTATTGATGGTTTGATAATTTTCATTTTTTATTCCATGGGAGTAATAGTTTTTGATAAGTTGATATTACTGGATTTTGTATAGTTGTTTTTACTACGTTTTGTATAATATTTTTTAAACAATGTAAAATGTACTTTTCTTAGTATTTTTTCTATTGTTGAATTTTTATGATGTGGAAATTTAGGTAAAAGTTTTTTGATCATTTTTCTCCTTTGGTTTTTTAGAAAATAGCCTTGAAGGTATTTTTTGACCTTTTGACCAATTACTACAATTTTGAATTTTAGATTTTGATTTATTAACTTTTGTCTGGTGACCTTTTTTAATTATTTCAGTCATTGTATTAAATGATTTTTTAACTATTATATTTGCCAATACAATCCGGATTTTCTCGAGTAACTCTTCTTCGGTAATATTTTCTTCTTGATAGGAAACAACCACGTAAGCCCATCCAGCTTCTTCTGCTGCTTGTTTTTTCTTTTCATCTCTATCCTTTAATTTGATAAATTCTCTGGTGGTTTTTTCGTCATCTTTTGTTCCACCAAATCTAGTTTTTTGATAATGTTGTTTACCGTGACATTCTATCACTATATTAGCTCCTAGAATAGCCCAATCAAATTTTTCTTTATTAGAATTAAAATCTGGATTTACCGCAGATACTCTGTACTCTTGACGAATTTCATAATTTTTAAACATTTCGCAGTTAGTTAATAATTCACCTATACGTTTGTGAAGCTTACTAGCATTTTTAGCTAACTTATCTGGAGTTTTAGATGTTTTCACTTCTCTCTCCTGGTGTTTATTATGGTAGTTTCCTTGGTAGTGGAATAGTTACTTCTAAAAAATTATGTTCATGGCAAAAATTAATTAAAGCAGCATGTAAACTATCATCTTTTATTGCTTCAAGATGTCCACCAACTATTTCTTCTATATAAACCGAACATTTAGTATGATCTGCAAATACCATAAATTCTCTTGTATTCCATCCTAGTGTAGCTCTATGTTCCCATCGATAATATGGTAATAATATTGGTTCAGCTTTAATTTTTAACGGATAACGTTTTTCATCTAAAATTTGAAAGTCCATTTTGGAATTTTCCTTTTTAAATATAGTTAGGTTTATATAAACTTAAACCTTCTAACAAAAGAAGAAGTTCTTCTAATTCTAGTAAACTAATATTAGGATTTAATAATTTATATTCAACTTCGTCTATTTCATTATGAAATAATAAATTTTCTGTTTTTAATATATCTAGTGTATTTTTAATATTTTGTTTAAGTAGTTTTTCTACGTTTAATCTATAACTTTCACCTTCTCTTACATTAACACTCATATTATCTCCTAACAAAGATGACAATTTTCACATTGCCATGTACATTGATAATCTATACCGTTGTAAATACCATCAGCTAAATACCTTAATATTTTGCCAGTTTTTTCTATCTCTGGCAAATCAAAAAAACTAGCATTAGTTGTTATTTTTTCATTTGTTTCAGATAAATCTGCACTTAAATATATAATAGGTCTTTTTAAACTTTTAAATGCATATACTTTTGTTGCTATTGCTATATCATTTGCAAGTTGTTGTTTGGTTACTTTTTTCCTAGTTAAATCAATTAGATATATTTTATCTGTATCTTCAAACAAAGGCATTTTTAACATATCTATTTCAACTGGAATTACACAGTTATTAAGATTTAAATCTACCTTTACTTCTATACCAACTGTTTCAAATCCTGGACCAGAAATATCATACTTGCAATAATCTATTATTTTGCGCGAAATATAAACAGATGTTTTTTCTGTGTCTATTACACTAATATTATTTTTAATAGCGTATGGCCACCATAAACTTTCCCATATTTGACCAATTTTTTTTGATGTTACATAGCTTTCTTGATTTATAGCTCTTTGCTCTGCAGCTAATATGGATTGTCTAAGCATATTTTCAACAGAAGTAAGTGGAGGTACAAGTTTCCCTGCACCTCCACTTGTATATAGATATGGGCATCTAGAAAAAGCTAATAAATCTTCTGGAGTTATTCTCATTAGAAACAAACCTTAATTGCTGCAATAATAATCCAAAACCAAAATAAAACAAAAATAATTATTCCTGATAATCGTTTTCTAGTTCCCATGATGTTAATTCGTCTCTTTCTTCATCAAATGGCAAAATAGGAATACCTTCTGTGCATCCACATGCAGGACATATTAATTCTGGTTGAGTATAAACTGTACCATAGGCAGTATACTCACATCCACATTCACTACACATAATATCGTATTGCACTTATTGCTCCTTTTCTTTTTCTTCCCATGCTAAGGCTACATTTTTGTATGTGTTTACAATTTGATCTATAAACATTAGTGTGATCATATTATTACTATCTTTTTTTAAAGCTTCTAACTCTTGTATTTCTTCCTCTGATAATATTTTAGTTCTTTTAATAACTTCCAAACAGCTATCAATATATTCTAATAAATGATTTTTGTATTCTTCTCTCATTATTCCTCTAATCTTTCTGCTAACTTTTCTAATCCCCAAGCTAATTTTTCTATCGTTGATACAATAAATTCTAGAGATTCTAATTTTGTTTGACTCATTATAATTGTTGCGGTAATCATGGTAATTAAACTTTTTACCATATACACTCCTTTATACTGCTTGTCCTCCTCTTTTACTAAACTCTTTTAATTGCTCCTCTCTTATTCGTTGATCTTGTTTAGCCGTCTCAAGATCAACAGCTCTCATAGTCGCTGAAGCTGGATAAAAATCTAAAAATTCTCTACCTTCATAACCAGAAATTTTATTTTTTCCAAACCCAACTCGTATCCTAGGTAATGTTTCTCCATTATGTTCATGAACTAACATAGCTCTATAAGGTCCTTTAACATGTAAATCATTATGAAGATGAAGTACACATGTACTATCGTACTCAATTGCTCTAGAGTCAGCGATGTCACTATTTTTTGGCATAGACTCATCATATATTTTTTTATACTCTACTGTTGTTATAAGAGTTGATTTATATGTTGTTGATAAATTCTTTACATGATTAGAAAGTGTTTTTACTCTTTCTTGTCCTTGCTTTTCTGCATAATCTGGTAGTTTATGAAAGTTATCTATAACTAACACAATATTTCTATCAGGATGTATTTCTCTATAATATCTAAGTAAATTTTCAGCATACGATAATGAAGTATTTTCAGTAGCATCTTTTAATACTAACCGCTGATCTTTAATTAAATTAATAATATCGTTATATCCTCTTTCTCTTAATTGATGTATATAATCATATCCTGGTTGAGATAGCCAATAGTTTGGATTAGCAATATGTCCTAATTTGAGACGAATATCATTAGCTGCATTTGCAACCATTTTAAATAATATAAATCTTGCTGCATCATCAATAGAATGATAAATTACTGTTGCATTATTTCTTTCATCAGATGCAATTTCATATGCTAACTGTGCACATAATGAACTATTGTGCACCACTGTATCTTCTGCTATAAAATTATGATCTACATGATCAATTGAAAGATCATAACATTGATGTTTTCCAATTGATTTAATTTCTGTTATTTCGTCGAAATATATATCTCCTTCAGCTATATCTATTAAAAATTTATCTTGTAAAATATAACCTATTAATTTTAATTTCCTTGGTGTAATATTTTTATTTTTACTACAATCTCTACTATTGTGATTTGTCCATGATGAGAATTCTTTAAATCTATCTTTTTCTTTATCATACCCAAAACTATTTCTATCTTCTCCCATTATTTTAAACAAAGTATTAAGAGTTATACCAATATTATTACAATCTTGTTTAATTCTATCCCATAGTTCACTTGGTAAATTATTTGTATATGCAGAAATATTGTTTTTGATAGAATGTACTATTTGTTCTAGTTTTATTTGTTTTCTAACAATTGGTATTTTTATATTATTATAAAATTTAATAACTCCTTCTATATCTCTAATAGATAACGTATATGCGTTAAATTGTTTTTCTGAATTATAACTTTTTTTACTATAACGAATACTTGTATTAATATTAAATCTTAACAAAAGACTTCTTAGTTGTTTGATTAATTTATAATTACAAAAAGTTATTCCTATTTCAAATTTATTCCCTTTTTCATTATTATGATATATCCACCCGTCACAAGCCCATAACATACCAATAAATTTAGCTATTCTTTTTGGAGAACATTTAAATATATCATCTGGTATAAATTTAGTATGAGAATTCTTACCAAAAAGATTTTTTTCTTTAAGATATTCTACAGTTCTATTTGGTTTACCATTATTCTTATCAACAATATATATTGTATTTTGTTTATTATCTCTAAAACTAATACCTGGCCATAATTTTTCTGCTGAATTAGTAAATAGTTCTAATAATTCATTATCTATATTTGAAAACCCAACAGACTTAGTAATACTTCCTTCGGCAATTAATCCTGCTAATACTATGGCTTCTTCTTCAGAGATAGGACTTCGAAGATTATCAAAACAATTATAATTTTTAGCTATAGCAATTTTATCTCCTACTTTTAAATCTTTAACTTGTTTCCATCCGTTAAGTGTATAGTATGGATGTGTTTCAGAAGGTTCTGTTTTTATTCCATGTAAAGTTGTTACAGAAAAACATTCTAGTTCACCAGAATTAATCCAGTCGTTTACTTTCATTGGAACAATACGTTTATTTTCATCCATTCCTAATACTTCTGTTTGTCTTATTTTTACAAGTTCTTCTATAGTTTTATATTCTCCAGTAGGTATTGGTATTAAAGTATCAAATTTTTGGCATTTTCCTGATTGTGGAATTCCGCCAATACATATCCAATGATCTGTTCTCCAGTTATCATTAAGCCTTGCTCCTATACCTCCTAATCCTTCTGGTTTTAAATAAAACCCAGCAAATTCTCCTGTCTTCTTCTCATCTATTTCTTTTTGAGAAAGAACAAAATCTAACGTGGTAGATATTCCCATTGAGTCACTACCAAATTTTTTCTCTACATCTCTTACCAGAGCCATAGCTTCTGTTAATACTAATTCTGATTCTTCTGGATTTCTTTTTGTTTTATATAAAGCATCTTCAATAATAGCAGTTTTTCTTTCTGCTAAGTTAGCATCTTTCTCAGATCTCATTCTTTTGATTTCTGACATAATAGTAGAGAACTCTAATCCTGTTCTAACTTTTAATATCTTTGCCATTTTTTCATGGCGAATATGATTTTTTTCAGACAAGATAATAGGAAGCATTTTACTACAAATTTCTTCTGGATCTTCGTCTTCTGGAAATTGATTAAGTCTCCATTCAAAAGCATCCCAACGTTTTAATCTAGCAAATTCTTCTGCACCTTTAGTTCTTAATAATTCATCTGGGTCCATTCCATTTGGTAGATGAATTAGTCTGATTTTAAATTCTTTATTTGGGGCAAATTTTTCATCCATTATTTTTTGAACAGCTTTTTCTCCAGCCGTATCTGCATCTAACACCAAAACAATATTAAACATTCCATGTCTTTTTAATAAGCTTATATGATAATCAGTTAATGCTGTTCCCATTGTGCAACAACAATTCATAATACCGTGATGTCTAGCTGTAGTTACATCTGCTTGACCTTCGAAAAGATATAATGGCGAACCAGCATCTTTGGCTATATCAAATCCATATAACCGTTCTCCCTTTTTAAAGATATTGCATTGAAGTCCTGTAGTTTTAGTATTAATATATTTTCTACTATTTGGATCTTCTTTATTGAATTTTACATTTCTGGCACTAAATCCAACAGGACTGCCAAACTCATCGTATACAGTAAACAATAGATTATCTTCATTAAAAAGATTAGATCTATCAAGATCTATAGTACTAAGAAAACTTGGTTCAAAACCATTTTCTTTCATAACTTCTTTAAAGTCTTTATAGTTTACAGTGCCAATTCCCCATCCGGCTATTCTATTTTTATCCCAGCCACGAATTTCTATTTCTTTATCTACGGCTGAGTAATCGCCAAAATTTGGATCTGATACTAATCGAGCAGCTAAATCATATGCTTTATAAGTTCTATATTCATATATTTCATCTTCGGTCAAATCTGTCATCTCTAATTGAACATTATATTTATTAGCTAAATACAGAACATTTTCTTCAATCCAAAGTTTTCCTTTTCCTGGTTTTCCTTCTAGAAATGTAGCAGCTGTAAATATATCAACAATTGTTCCACAGCCAAAGCAATATGCATGTTGTGGATCTTGTTTAATAGTCATAGAAGCATTTGTATCTGGGTGTTTTGGATTAATACAAACAAAATTTTTACTAGTATCAATACCATGTTCTTGTAAGTATTGTTCTAAAAATGGTTTAATTGCTGCTGTAGCAGATTCCAGATCTCTTAGTCTTCTTTTCATTATGTTTCGCCTACTGTAAAAGTTCTTCTTCTCGTTCAAGTAAATCATTTATAAATTTAATTTGAGTTGGTAGTTCACTTAATTTGTTAATAACTACCATCCCTATAGTGCCACTTTCTCTAAACTCTTTATTCCATGGCTGCGCTACACATACAGGAATTGCAGTAGGATGATTTGCTAATGCTCTAGGATCATCATCTACAATAACATGTACATTAGCTATATGTTTTCCTTCCATAGATGAAACCATAACTACATCATATTCTATGTCACTAAAGTATTTTTGAAGCCATTTAAATTTTTGATCTGAAGATCTATACCAATCTGTTGGTTTTGTTAAAAAAACAATACTATGTCCATCTGCTTTAATTTGTTTAACAGCATTAATAGCTTCTTCTATTGGATTTAAATCTAGATAAAAATTATCTGTACATATTAAATTATATATTTCATCGTCGTCTATTTCTAATTCTTTATTTGTATTTATTAAATACATTTCTTTAACAATATCAGCAAATTTACAATTTTTAATGTCTTCTTTATTAATTACTATATTAAATAGTTGCTTTGCTTTATTAATAGCAGCATTAGTCCAATTAGCTATTGTGCCATCCATATCTATTGCAATTTTCATAGTTAGTTTCCTTTTGAGTTTTAAGCTTATTAACTGTTAACCGTCTTGATGACATCTGTTTTTAAATTGACAGTAGCTACAGTTCCAATTGGTAATTTCATTACCTTCATGTTTCTTTTTCCATGCTTCATATTTCGTTTTACCAATATTTCCACGTAACCATTCAATTTCTACTTGTTCTGGTGAATATACTAAATTATAATCTTTTGGAGGTAAAGTTCTTTCTCTTATATGCTGAATTAAAGTTTTAAATCGTTTATGTATATCACTTAATTTAAATGGAGTAACTACTTCTTCCGGTTCAAAATACGACCAATAAGGTCCTGGTATTTGTCTCCACCAAGGTTGATCTTCTGTTAATCCAACTTCAAACTCAACTCTATGACCATCACCTCGTTCAATGTAATACAATCTATATTGATCTAAAATGTCTTTATACTTTTCTTTATACAGAATTGTTTGTAAAAAATGATCTATTTTAGGTTTTCCTGGTTTTGGTGGTCTTTTACCACCACAAATTTCCATGTTAGCAGCATGACCATAAAATGATTTACATTCAATTCCAATACGAGCACTTATAAATTCGTATTTTTCTAATTTAATAACCACATCTAATTCACCAGAAACTACTAAATCGTGATTATAAAATTTAACATTATTGGCATACCAAATACCCATTTTCTTCCATCGTTCTATACATGATTCTTCTGCTCTTTTACCCATATCTCCTTTCATTGTTAATCCAGGATCTGGAGATTTGTCTTTATCAAAATTTAATGCTCTATAAAATACAGCTCTAAGACATTTTCCAATAACTACTGTTCCATAATCATCTTGATATTCTACAGAGGCTTCTGATGGCCATAATCCTGGCCTAGATATACTTAGATCATTATCTTCTGACATAAAGTTATTTTCTGTTGCAACAAGTGAAAAATCCTTTATATCTATTTTTTCTTGTGTCATATAGTTCCCTCGTTATTCAGTTTTTATTTTTGGAAATTCTATTACTTGTCCTTCGTTAGATTGTTGTTCTAGAGTTTCTTCTTGTAAATTTTCTTTAATTTCATTCTCAATTGGTTCAAATGTTTTTGGATCTACTTCTTGTCCGGTCTCAGGATCAAAAACTCCATCCTTACTAGAGGCCATTTTAACAAATTCTTCTATCTCTTTTTGTTTTGCTTCTTCAGCTTCTTTTTGCTGTTGGGCCATTTGTTCCATAAATTTATCCATTACATCAACAACTTTTTCTTGATATAATGTTTCAAACTCTTCTTTAGTGACAACATTCTTTTCGATTAAAATATTAATTAATAAAGATGTTATTAGTCTAGTTACATCTACTGACATAATTACGTGACTTAAATTACCTTCAAGCGAATTCATAACTTGTCCAGCATGTTGTGCAACAGATTCAATTTGTTTTTGCATTACACCTAGGACACCGCCAAGCATCTTTATATTATTGTCTTCGGCTGCTTTATTAATCATTGTTCTGATTAATTCTTGTGGCGAAGTAGTATTGTCCATTCCTTTAAACGGATTATTTTCGTTCATGTTAAACTCCTTTGATTGTTGTTTTTTTTTATTTAATAGGTTTTAATACATTACTCGTTCTGTTTCAGGTAAGGTTAATGTCTTCCTTCCTCTCATCCATCTACCACAGTTTGTACACTGATATCTTTGGTATGTGTTTATTTTTGTATATGTGCATCCGCGTTTAACAATATCATCACTACCACATCCTGCACAGCGTAACTTCATATCACCAGTTAATAAATTCCAGTTTGGCATTTTTCTAGCAATAGGTAGTAGTTTTTGTGTACAGTCAAATAACGTTTTAACATCTTGTACACAATAAGGAGTCATTAATTCTAATGATTCTATATCGTGTGCTTTGGAACGTCGCCATACCCAAATTGGTAATTCTGATTTTTGTTCTTCGCATTCTAATGCAGTTGCTAATGTTTTTAATCTATTATTATTTAATTTCATTTGATATTTAGCAATTTGCCATGTATCAATATGTGCTGTATCTGGAATAGGTGGAAGACCATGAATCAAACATCTAGTTTGCACAAAACGATGATCAAATCTTACAGAATAATGACCAACTAATACGTCTGCTTCTGATAATATTTCCGAAACATATTTTACTATATAAATATCTCTTTTTTCTATTGGTAGTTTATCCCATCCATCAAAATCATGAATTCTAATAATATGATATTCTTCTTCATGATGCCATCTATATCCCATCATTAATAACTCACCAAAACTTCCTGACAAGTCTGTTGTTTCTATATCGAAATATAATATTTTTGGTGCATTAGTAACTACAAAATTTTCTTCTTCAGTTACATCTTCTGTTTCTTGAGTTAACTTCAAATCAGGTTTCTTTGTTTTCTTTATAGGTTTATTTACAAGAGTTATAGATTTACTTTTTATTAAACTTTGTAGAATTTTTTTATCTATTTTAATATCCATATTTTTCCACCTTCATTAAGCTTTGTTGCTGACTAAGCATATTATCAGCAATAGCTTTTGCTTGTTGCCAGTGACTTAAATTAACATCTGAGCTTGGTGTAAAAACAACCTTTGCTCCATCAGATAACTTTATTATTATATCAGTTATTACTGGTTCAGAAAGTATGTTTTTTTGTTCATCTGTTACAATCTCAATATCTTGTAATATTAATTTTGCTACTGTATGCTCTTCATCTTGTGATAGTGCACGATCTATATTACAAGTTACTATAGCTACTTGACATTCTTGTATTTTGTTTTTAATTTTTTTCCATGTACTTGGAAAAATAGTAGTGTCAATTCTTCCTGTTCTGTCTTCTAGAATGGCAGTAGCCATATCTTTTCCTTTACGGGTTCTTTTCTCTGTTAAATTACTAACAACAACAGGAATTCTTATTACATCACGGTTTTCACCTTCTTCTTTAACCTTGTCTATTGTCCATCTGCTAGTTTGATATAATCCTGGATAATCATCTAATGGATGTCCACTTAAGTAAAATCCTAATGTTTCTCTTTCCATTCTTAATCTATCTTGTTTATTAAACTTTATTTCAGAATATTCTTTAAATTCAGGTTTTATAATGCTTAATAAATCTTCTGCCATTTCTAAACGATCAGGAAGTTTTGGTAAAGATCGTGGTGGTTTAAGACTATTTGCTATTGCTTCTTTTTTTTCTTCCTCTCTTTGTAAAAATCTTTTTTTTCTTTCCTCCCAATTTTCTAACTTATTATAATAAGCTATTAATGAGTCTATTGAAGCTATTAATTTTTCTCTATCAATATGTTCTGTTACTTCTCCTAAAGCACCAGATGCAGCTAAAGCTTTTAAGGTTCCTGCATTAATTTTTAATTTTATTATTTGTTCTAAATTTTTAAAACCCTCTCTTGGTCTTACTTCTAAAAGGTGTTCGCATGCTTTCTCTCCTACACCTTTAATACCGCCTAACCCAAATATAATTGTTCCGTTATCAACTTTAAATTCATTATCACTTCTATTTATATCTGGTGGTTCAATTGGTATCCCTTTATCTTTACAAGAATGAATATATTTTACAAGTTGATCTTGTTCTTTTGTTGTATTATTAAATAAAGAACAATAAAATTCTTCTGGATAATAATGTTTTAACCATGCGGTTTGATAAGAAATAAAACTATACGCGATGGCATGGCTTTTATTGAAACAATTTTTTGCTATTGTTTTATTACTTAAAATAAAATTATGATCTTTCTCTAGTCCAATATCAAAAACTTTTTGCTTTCCTAAAGATTTCTTTTTAATAATTTTCATAATCTACTCTATCATTTTGTATATATTTGTGTACTTCCTGCAGCATCTAATTGATAATGTATATCTATTTCTAATAATGCTGCATCATCTGGATAAGTATCTTCTGTATCCGTTCCAAGTCTATAAACTCTACCCATTAACATAGCTGATATTTTTAATCCTGTACCTGTTATTTCTCCAAGATTTGTTATTAAATGTTCATATGGTGTATTATCATCTCCTACAGATATAGTTGTTGCTTCAAGTATAGAAGTACCACCAAATACATCATTATAATTTTTTATAGTATATTCTATACCCCATTTTACATTTCCTTCATTTGAAGTAGTTTTACACCAATGTACATGTGGAAAAATATTTGTTCCTTCTTTATATGTATGTGGTAACTGTAAAGAAAAATGCATTTCATTTGATTGATCTGGAGCAAAATGCCATGTATATACTCCTGGATATCCGGTAGCTCCTATAGCACCTAATGTCCATAAAAAGTCAGTAGTTTCTGTTCCATTAATAGTTAAGTTATCTCCTTTAGTGTTTGTTAAAATACTCCCAGAACCTTCTTCAAAATCAAGATATAATATTCTGTTAGAGTCTGTAATGCCAGTTGGTAATATTACATTGCCTTGTCCGTTATTATATCTTGCAAGAGCTTGTGTATTTGTAAATAACGTATCATATATAGTCATATAATCTAATGTTCCAATTAAATTAAACCCTGCAGGTGAACCACTATATCCTATATGTATATTACTAGCTGATATTGCTCCAGTTCCGATATCTCCCTGTGTATAATTACCATTTAACCATATATGTATTATTTCATTAGGTTTATCTACTGAACATATTAAATGATTCCATGCATCAACATTAAATTGTACATTTGTTTCTGTTGTGGCAGATCCAAAGTCATGATATAAAACAGATTGTCCACCAGAAGAAAATAATGCTATTCTACAGTTATTACCTAACCAACATATATATTCATTAGCTACACGTGTTGGTTTAATCCAACATTCTATTGTAAAATTAGCATTTAAATCTTCTACTACATCTGCCAAAACAGAATATATATTTGCTGAAGCTCCATTTCCATTAAAATATAATCCATTATCAGTACTAACACTTTCATCATTACGAAATTGTGAAAAATGAGGAGGACTACTTCCTGGTTGTGCTGATGCTATTATTGGAACTCTTAAATCATCCCAATATACAAGTGGGTTATACTGACCAGGTTTTTTATAAAAATCAAGTTTATTTAAAAATGTGTTATATTTATAAGTCATATTTACCTCTTAATACTATTTAATTTACAATATATAAGTCATATCCATTATTAAATATTTCATCTATCTCAACCATACCATTATTAGTCATAAATTTATGATCTTTAGTACATTTTATTGTAGTACCATTCTCTAATGTGTACTCAAATACTTCTTTTTCTCCATTATTATGCCACTGTGCAATAGGTTGAGAATATATCATATTATTTTTATCTATAGAATATACTCTACATTTTATTTGGTCTGTTACTATATCTCCAATTCTCATTGGCCCAAACTCTTCTGTTAATATTTCTGTATCGTATAATAAACAATATTTTGCAAATCCTTCAATATCACTAAATAATGAACTAGCTATTTCTTTTGAAATATTATTATTAATACATCCATTTATAAATTTATCTTTTTCAAGAGCCATTTTTTCTGGCTCCTTTTTACCAATAATTCTTCTCATATTATCAGCTTCAGATAGTGTATATCCAGCTAAATCAGTACATATTCTCATAATTTGTTCTTGATAAACTAATACAGAATATGTTTCTTTTAAGATCGGTTCTAGTTCTGGTGTAAGATATTCTATTTTGTTTCCACGTTTTCCTTCTGTATATTTGTTAGTGTATCCAGTAGATAAAGGTCCGGGGCGAAACAAACTAGTAATACTTGCTAAATCACTAATTGATTCTGGTTTAACTTTCATACACAAATCTTTAAAACCTACACTAGTTTCAAACTGGAAAACTCCATCTAATTCACCTTTTTGAAATATATTAGTAAAAACTTCTTGATCATTTTTGTTTATATTATCTATATCTATTGTAATCTTATGTGTTTTTTTAATTAGTTTTAATGTGTCATTAATGATAGTTAAATTAATTAGTCCTAAAAAGTCATATTTAACTAGTCCTAATTCTTCAACATCATGCATATCAAACTGAGTAGCTACTTCGTCATTTTTTCCTCTAAATAAAGGTAGTCGTTCAGTTAAAGGTTTATCAGATATAACTACACCAGCAGCATGTACTCCCATTTTAGTTTTAAGACCTTCTGCTTTTCGAGCTAATTCAACTACTTCAGGATAATCAGTTTGTAATATTTCAGGTCTAGCTTTTACAAGTTCATCAAAACTAATTTGAAATCCAGAAACGTCTGCTGGTACCATACTTGCAAGTTCATTTCGAACAGATACATCATATCCGCATACTCTAGCAAAATCTCGTAAGCTACCACGTGGTTTAAAAGCTGAATAAGTTCCAATTTGTGCAACTTTATCTTCACCATATTTAGAACAAACATAATTCATAACATCTTTTCGTCCACGAGGACAGAAATCAACATCAACGTCTGGATTAGACACACGTGCTGGGTTTAAAAAACGTTCAAAATAAAGTTTATATTCTATAGGATCAATTTTAGTTATATTAATACAATAACAAATTAACCCTCCGCATGCGCTGCCACGACCCGCCCCAACAGGGATATTGTGATTTTTTGCCCAGTTTATAAAATCTTGTACAACCAAAAAATAAGTGTCGAATCCCATTTTATTAATAATATTTAATTCATAAGAAAGTCTATCTTTATATTCTTGTGTTCCCTCGCCAAACTTTTCTTTAAATCCATTCCAAGCTAACTCTTCTAATTTTTGTTGTGGTGTTATATTTTTTGGTAATTCATATACAGGCCATATAGTTTTACCAAATTCCCATTCACAATTACACTTTTCTGCTACTTCTAATGTTCTGTGAATTGCATGATGTTCGCTTGGCTCAAATCTTTGGCACATTTCTTCATATGTTTTAAAATATGTTTCTTTTGTTTCAAACTCTAAATCACCAGCAGCTAATTTACATATTTTATTTTGTAATTCTGCATCTTCTGCATTTATAAAATGAGAGTCTTGTGTAGCTACAATTGGAATTCCCATTTGGTTTGAAAGTTTAAATAAATGATTTTTCATTGGCTGTTGCCAATCTATTCCATGGTTTTGTACTTCAAGATAATAGTCCTCGCCAAAGATACTTACCATTTGATTGGCATTATCTATAGCTTCTTCTATTCTTTCTTCCATTAACATATGAGGAATAAACCCAGCAGCACATCCTGATAATATAATTAATCCTTCTGAATGTTGTTTTAATAAATCTATATCACAATTATGCATTATAAAATCAGATACATATGAATGATCATCCTCAACTTCTATATTGTATACTTTACCATTGTAATATTTTGACTTAATCTCACTTATTGGTCTGTATACATAATTAGAATCAAATAATATTTTTCTATTTGTAATAATTTCTTTTTTTCCAAAATTACTTCTATATTGAATTTTTGTTTTGTATAATTTATTATCAAAAACTGTTGTTTTAGAATCATGTTCTTTGATTGATGCAAATGAATTAGATATAGAAGCACCAAGTACTTTCATTTGCCATGCAAGGGTTTTCGATGTTTGACATAAAATATCTACATTATTTTTTTGAGATCCATCTCCTGCTAATACACCATCATACAATCCTTCTTGGAATTCTTTTGGTGTTTTTAGATAAAAATCTGGTAGATGTTTATTGTGTGAATATTTACCAGATAATTTTTCTATTATTTTTACTAATATGGTTGAATGAGATGTAATTGTTATACCATTATATTTTTCCCTGTTTTTTTTAGAAGACGTTATGTATGGTTTTTTACCAGTTAAAACATTAAAGTATTCTTTGGAAAATTTTATTAAATCACTTTCATTTTTATGTAAATGTATACTTGTAGAACTTGTTCTATTTATAGATCCTTCTGCGGTATATAAACCAATAAAAAATCCAAAATTATAATCTAATTTTATACTTTCATTAAACTTAATATAATGTTTTGTCGTTATATTTGATTTAGACCCATAAGATTTTTTTGTAAATATATTTTTATCTGTGATACTCCAAGTATCGTCAAGAAAGTCTATTGTATTAATCTCACTTATAATATTTTCTGTTTTTATTTTTGGAAAACAGACAAAAGAATTCCAAGTACTGATATTTTCTGTTTTTGTTTTTCTACCACTAACAATATTTTTAGCTTTTACCCAGTTTTTTGTTTTTGTCTTTGTGTTATATATTAGCACTGGATGTTCATCTGTCATCCATGTGATACGACCATAT